CAGCATCAGAACACTCTACAATTACATCTTGGACAGAACCATTTGAGGTTAAGGCTTTTGAAAATATGTTAGATCAGTTTCCTACTGGATTGGTGGCTTGTGTATCTGATTCTTATGATATTATCCGAGCTTGTAGAGATCACTGGGGAACCACACTTAGAGATAAGATTTTGAGCCGTGATGGTCGACTTGTTATTCGACCTGATTCTGGCGACCCAGTTCAGACACTTAAACTGATATTCAACATTCTTTGGGAAAAATTTGGAGGCACTATTNNAAGGTGATGGTGTTAATTATGAATCAATTATTGAGATTTTAGATATGATGGTTGAAGAGAAGTTCTCAGTTGAGAATATTGCATTTGGAATGGGTGGTGCACTTCTTCAAAAGGTTGATAGAGATACTCAAAAATTCGCTATCAAGTGTTCATCTATTGTTGTTAATGGTGAAGAAGTTGATGTTCAAAAAAATCCTATTGAGATTAATGAGAAGGGTGAGAGAGTTCAATCTTTCAAAAAGTCAAAATCTGGACAATTAAAATTGGTGCGTAATGTTGATCTGTATAATAATAGTGATGAATATGAGACCGTTGAACATTGTAAAGATTTTTCAAACGACTTTCTTGTTAAAGTTTTTGAGAATGGCGAGTTGTTAGTTGATTATAATTTCCAAGAAGTTAGAGATAGAGCGGAAGTTAAAATCGAATTGGAGGAATTTGTATAATGGCGAGATTTTTATCACATAGAGAAGTGAATGAGTGGATTGAAAAGATTCACTCATTCAGATATTCTATTCTAGGTAGACCAAATGTTAATCATCTCTCTGAGTTTAGAACAGACGATAGAATTAACTACAGGTTTGCATTCTCGGTTTCCAAAAATAACATGGAAAGATTTGATAGACTTTTAGATAGATTTATTTCAGAAGGATATAGAAAAGATTATCAAGAGTATAACTTTCCAAGTCCGTCTCTTATTGATATGAATTTTCAAAATTTTAAAAAATTTGGAGTTCAAACTACACATTCTTTCTCTGGAGTTGACTTTGTTAAGTTTACCTATGATTTTAAAGATGTTCCTTCTCTTCCAGCTATTTTCTTTATTGAAACTTTGAAAGATACTATAGAGATAATTGGAAATTATTGGAATTTTGATGAAAGTGGAAAAGAAATTTGTTTAATTAAATATCCAATCGGTAGTGTTGTTTCAACTAAAGGAGATAGATCTGATTTTATAGTCGAATCAATTGAGTTCATGAGAGAGAACACAGATAATTTTCAACTCTTAAAAAAGAATAAGAACTATGATTTCACAGAAGAAATGATATTATATAGATTGTTAAAAATTGAAAAAAATAATAACTCACAGGCTTTAGTTTTTGGCAGTGATGATGTTATATTAACATCTGATAAAATCATACCAAACAGAGGTAGTAGAATAGACGAGATATTTAAATAAAAAATCCACCAATTTTGGTGGATTTTTTATTTATAGTATTTTAGATTAAAGTGGTAGTTCTTCTGTACCTTCTTCACCTTCCTCACGTTCTTCTTCACCTTCCTCACCTATTTCTTCAAACTCACCTTCTCCTTGTGGTTGTGCCTCTGCTTGAACTTGAACTTGTGCCTGACCTTGTGATTGAGGTTGACCCTGTGCTTGAGGTTCCATTTGACCTTGAGGTTGAGCTTGTGCCTGTCCTTGTGCTTGTGGTTCCATTTGTGGTTGAGCCTGTGCTTGTGGAGCTGGTTGAGCTTGTGCTTGTGGAGCTGGTTGAGCTTGTGCTTGTGGTTGAGCTTGTGGAGATTGTTGACCACCTTCTGGTTGAGCTTGTGCATCACCCATTAGTGCTCCAGCTGGAATTTGATCAACGTTTAGGAAGTTAGTATTTATATACTTAACGACTTCTTCTGCGATATCTACATCTCCAAAAAATTGACGTAGGTTTTTACCAGTAGTATCTTTTACTTTTTTAACATAGGCGTTAACTAAAGATTGTGGAATATCAATGAATGTTCTTACCTTATAAATATCATTCACTTGTAAAACAGACTCTTTAATTATCTCTTCTCTTTTTCTTAAAGAAGTGTATTTTTCAAATTTTCTAAGATGTTTCATCTTCAATTATATTTTTTTTATATTCTATATATTAATATCAAAAATCAACTTTTTATAATTAATATGGTTGTGACAACAATTAATGCGACATTTCCCGCAACACTTACAACTTTTTTGATTTTCTGTCTTCTCAACTCACCTTTAAGTATTTTTATCTCTTGATCTTTATTTTCTAATTCTTCATTACAGAGTTTATTACTTTTTTCTGAGTTTTTTAGTTGTTCTTTTAAACTTTCGTTCCAACTACTAAGTGACGAACTTTGACCTTCTAATTCACTAACATTTAATTTAAGTAAAGCAACTTGTTCGTTTAAAGAATTAATTACTTGAATATAGTGTATATCTAAGTTGTCACAATCTATTCTTAATTTTTTAAATAATTCTAATAGTTCTGAGTTATTATCTAACTTTTGAGCTTGTTCTACTGATATAATTACACCTATTGTGTCGCCATTTTCTATTAGATATCTAGGAAGTTCTGTTTGAGCAATTGATATTAAATAAGTTAAGCTCAATAATAGTGTTAAAAATAGACTTTTCATTATTTTGTTTTTTCTTTTATAGAGTTAAGGAGTTCATCTCCGGTCCTCTTAATTGGATTATTTATTAGATTATCAATTTCTCTTTTAGTTTTCTCTAATTCCCTTCTAGCAATATCCGCTCTTTTTTTGAGATTTTTTATCTCAGAGTCTTTTAAGACTATTAGTGTGTTTAGTGAATCTATTCTTTCTTGATATTTTACCACACTTATAGAATCCATTTCTATCTTTTTACTTAGTTCTTTATTTCTTAGAGAAAGAGATTTTCTTTCTTTTTCAATTTCTTTATTTTCTTTTCGTATATCTCTAAGTTGTTTTCTATATCCAGATCCTTCCATCATTCCATATACAAACATCAATACTATAATACCAACAAGTGCAATGAGTACCCAATCTTTTGGTTTTAAACTTGAAAAAAATGCTTTTACCATTGTTATTTTTAAATTTTTTTGTATATTTGCTACTAATATATATTTAAAAATATTCCTTTGTGAGAAAATTAGTATCATTCGACTTCGATAAAACACTTTGTTTTACCCCAGAGCCAGAAGATGGTAAAATTACATTTAAAAATGTCACAGGACTAGACTGGCCATATCGTGGTTGGTGGGGAAGACCTGAGACTCTTGATTTAGATATTTTTCCTATTCCTGTAAATCCTTATGTTTATAAGGAGTACTTGAAATGTGTAGAAGATTCTGAAACATACACCATACTAGCAACTGGTAGACTTTCTAAAATGAGAAAAGAGGTAGATGAAGTCTTACTATCTCATAACTTATCATTTGATGAAGTTCATCTTAATCCAGGTATGGATACATATATCTTCAAAACTCAACTTTTTGAGCAGTTGATAAGAAAGAAAAAGCCTGATTTGTTTGTCATGTATGATGATAGATATGAACACTTACTTAAATTTTATCACTGGGCTAAAACTCAGCCTTGTGAAGTACATATAATTGATGTTATAAACAAAACCACAAAATCTTACAATAAGGGAGTTTGACTTGTCGATATATATTTTATATGTCAAAAAGGAAAACCAAAATAGAATGGCAAATTGAAAGTGATTCAATTCATAATAGTGAATTTGAGATTTTAGAAGAGCCGAAAAGTGGTCAAGAAAATGTAAATGTTTTACATAAAAAGTGTGGAAATATAATTAATATTAAATTAAATAATCATCTTAAAAGATATTGTAAATACTGTAGTAAGAAACATAAAAGAGATAGAGAGGAGTATCAAAGACTAAGTGATGAAATACATAATAAAGAGTTTGAAATCTTAGAAGAACCTTTAAATATAAAATCTAATATAAAAATTCTACATAGAAAATGTGGGAATATACTAAACATGACTATGAACAATCATTTGAATCATAAAAATGGTTGTAAGAAGTGTTCTAAATATGGAATTAAGTCAAATGAACATTGGATTAGTAAATCTAAAGAAATTTGGAACGATGATTATTTAATTTTAGACGAAGTGACTAATTGTCACAAAAAAGTTGAAATAAAACATATGATATGTGGGAAAATTCACTTAAAATCAATGAATTCTTTCATACATGGTAAAAGAGGATGTCCGTATTGTAATGATAATTTGAAATATGCTGAGAGATATATACAGGAATATCTAGATTCTATAGATATAGAATATGAAAAGGAAAAGACATTTGATGATTTAAAAAATCCAAAAAGTGGAAGAAAACTAAGATTTGATTTTTGGATACCAAGTAAAAATTTAATTATTGAGGTAAATGGTGTGCAACATTATAAGCCTATAGATTTTTGGGGTGGTGAAGAAAAATATCAAGAACAAATATATAGAGATGAAATAAAAAAGAAATATTTAGAAAGTAGTAATATAAAACTTTTAGTCATAAATAATAAACAATTAACAAAAATAAAAGAATATCTATGAGTGCAATTACAAAGAAAAAAACCGAAACAAGAGCTGATCAAATTTTATCCAATCCTTATGTGTTGATATTATCAAATGACGATTATAATACATTTGAATGGGTGATAACCTGTTTAATGAATGTCTGTAAACATGAGTATGAGCAAGCTAATCAGTGCGCACATATTGTACACTTCAAGGGTGAGTGTGATGTTAAGTATGGAGAGTTTAAAAAACTTTCAGATATGAAAGATAAACTTCAAAATGCTGGTCTTTCAGTTACGATAGAAGAAAATTAAAATAAAACACCTCAAATTGAGGTGTTTTTTATTTAATTATTATTTACTGAGTCCATATACGCCTTCATCTTAATAAGATCTTCTCTTGTTAGTTTTTCAATTCTGTGTTTAACATCGAATCTTAGATCTTCTTCTTCAATTTTTTCTGATATTTCAGAACTTGATTGCTCAGTGCCTGCGTATCTTATAATCTTCTCTATATCTCTAACTTGTATTGTAAATGGATAATCAGTTTCTACAAATTCTTTCTTTTCAGGAATTAGTTGTTTAAATTCTTCGAGTTCTTCTTCTGTAAATTCATTAACAATAGAAAGTATTCTCCAATCTAATTTATCTGAATATTTTCGGATAAATTCAATTGGTAATTGATTAGCACTGATGATAGTCCAAAGATTGAATTTTTCAATTACATTTGTAAATCTTTCAATGTTTTCAATTTTATCAGATGAACTTAAATATAAAATCATTCTTTCCCAATTAATATAGTCATTAAACTTTTTAATGAATTCATCAGATAATGTTGAATATGTATTCATATTAAGATTTTTAATATCTTCATTTTCAAAATACTCCAATGTCAAAGCAGACTTGATGAAATCTTCTGATAGATGTAAGTTATCTATTATGATGTTTTTATCCAATATCTCTCTGTGTTTAATAAGAAACTCCTCAGGTATTTGATACTCTTTTATTATTGATATTAATCCACTTGATTCAATCAAGTTAATAAAGTTCTCTTCAGTAATCTTGAGACTATTGGAATTTTCTTCAAATTGTATAAATTCGACTTTTTTCATAAAATTTATTTATTTTTAAATGGATTTGAAACGCTATTTAAAATATCGTTTTTATATCTATTTTGCATTCTCTTTCTTCTTATATCTAAAACTTGTGTATAATCAACTCCTTCAACATATTCATCTAATTTATTTAAACACTCGTTTATATAATTAGATAATTGTTTGTCAGATAATGTTTCTATTGATTCTTCAACCATTTGTTTAAAATCATTTTTTTGAAAAATAGCACACATATCTATAATTGTCATTACCGTATCGTCATGTGATGAACCATCGGCCGCGTATCGAACATTTCCAGCATTTGTTGTATGTTTTATAAAAGTTGTAATTTCTGAAATATTATTTTCATTTGTTATTATTATTGATCTATCTTCCATTCTGTCTTGATATTCTTTAACTAATAAGTTTTTATTATCACCTACTTTAAGACCTATTTTTTCTTCTGGTGAATCAATTCTGTGTTTAAATCGGAAGAATATTGAAGATCCATAATTATTATTACCTTCAAATACATGGGGTAAGTGTGCTAAAAGTTCATTTCCATATGTATTTATCTCAAGTACTATTTTAACATTTTCCGGATCAAAGTATTCGAACGCAATTAAATACAATAACTCAGCCAATTGTTGAACCGATATTAGATTACTTCTGAACATTCCAATTTGTTCTAACTGGCAGAAGTCAACTACATTTTTATATTTCTCTATTTGTTTTTCAACTAACTCTCTCTTTTTAAAACCAAGTTTAAAAATATTAATTACTGAATAGTCTTGACCAAGTCCTTCTGCAACATCGACTGAAATAATTATTTTAGTATTTTTTCTTTGCAATGGTGTGAATATCTCGTCATCTTGTACCCATTTTAAGTCTTGATATGAGAATTTGAGTCTATCTAATTCATCTATTTTTTCCCACTCATATATCTTTTTACCTTTTGTTAGGTCATCTATTAGAGTTTCACTTAATACACTTCTTGATGAGTTTATAAATCTAAGATCATATTCTTGATTGAATGCTTCCTCACCTCCAATATCTTTAATTGTTTCTTTTTTCCAAGTTGTTATATCAGAGAATTCTAAAAATCTTATATCATTGTAAGATTCGGCTAATAAATCTTCCTCAGAGCAGTCAGATGTGTTTAGAGTTGTTATAACCCATTTTTTTAATTCATCATTATATTTTAATGAGTGTTCATTTTTAGGGTATTTATCTTTTAGATATTGTAGTAGATCTTCTTTAACTATACCAAATTCTTCTACTTTTTTAGTATTTAGTCTTATATACGTAGCAAATCTTTTTGGAACTTGCCACCAATAGACTCTTTTTGCACAATATGATGATTTTTCACCTTCAGGTTTTTCAGCATCACTGAGTAGTTTGTGAAATAGATTAAATCCATTTGGTGTGGATGTAATAATTATTTTAGAATTTTCTATGTTTGAAACCGTAGGAAATACAGATTTATAAAATTTATCTGCAATATTATCTGGTAAGTAGGCAAACTCATCTAAGTATAAAAAATCGGCTGTTTGACCAATTGATGATGTTTTAGTTGTTGCAAATCCTTTTATTCGGCTTTTATTTTCAAAAACCATGAATTTTTGATTCCAGTTTATAATTCCCTGTTGTAGAAAGAATGGAAGTCTTTGATATATTTCTCTTATTTTATCTAAAACTTCTACCGCCGTGTCTAATTTATTAGCAGTTACAAGTACGTTTTTATTATTATTAAATAAAACATAGTGTAGCATCATTATTGAGGAACATATGGTATTATGTGATAGAATCCCATTAGTATAAAATCTGTGATTTGGATGATCTACAGTGGCATCAAACATGGAAGATTTAAAATTAGTCTTTTTTACAGATGTTATTTTTTCTAAACCAGTTTGTGTTTGTATAAAATCTCCCTTTTTCAAATCTTTAACAAAGATTTCCTGAAATTTATCATTAAATACAATGTGATTATCTGCACATTTTAGTTTATAATTGGTAGTTTTTAGTTCCAGGTGTTCATAGGGTTGTGTTATATGTAGTTGTGATACAGATTCATATCCAGTGTCGGTGAGGATTCTTAAGTCATTGATTTTTAGGGAATTCAATATCTTTTTTGATATATCATCTTCGTCTAAATTCAATTTTCTATATTCAATTTTCTCTATTAAATTTATTAAAAATTGTAAAAATTTGACTGTTATTGATTTAAAAAATTTAAACATTTTGTAAAAGTTTGTTTTTGATAGTGATTGATTCGACAAGTTCATTTATCACTTTTTCCTTATCATTTTTATAGACAGATTCTAATATGTGAATTACCTCATATCCACTTTCTATTATATTTAGATTTCTGTTTTCTTCTCTTTTTTTATTTTCTGGAGTATTTCTGTGATAGTAAGTACCATCAAATTCAATAATAAGTTTTAAACTTGGTATAAAAAAATCTGGAACTATAAATGACTTGTTCAATTTCAATCTATACTCGAAATTTCTTTGTGTGTCATGAATCAAATCATTTTCATCTAGCCTTGCGAAATATACTTTCTCATGAAATCCAGATTCTCGTAGTCTCAAGAATAAATTAATAAAAAGTTCCTGACTTATTCTACTATAGTTTATTCTTTTATAATTTTTAATCCATTTCTCTTGTCTTTCCATCCACCTTTTTCTACCTAAATCCTGTCCGTATTTTTCAATGCATTTTTCCAACGAAAACGTCGTTTGTCTTTCTTTCAATTTATTTTTTGCCTCTTCTTCCGAAAGTCCTTGATTAAGAAAATATTCTAAAGTTGTTGAACATATTCTATCCTTTAGTGCATTTTTTACGAAATTCGAAATGTGTTCTTCAATATTTTCCACATCTTTGTATTTAATAAAATCTTTTGAGAATGGGCTTCTTGATCTTCTTTCCTCCACTGATGTTTTAGACATATGATTTGGATTTTTATCACCAGAAAACATTTCAGAAAAAATTTTTTTGTATTTTTCCTGTTTCATATGTTTTCCAGAATTTTTAGATGTGTTCTTTAGATCAGATTTTGCCATAATTGGAGCATCAGAGTACAATTTTTTATAGTCCTCTGTTGTCATATTATGTTTAAATTTCAAATGTTTGCCATAAATTCTGTTACACTGTTCTCCACACAATCTGCATGTCACTGTATTTTCGTTATCATCTATATCCATTTTGATTTTTTATTATATATTCATTTTTCACGGCATCCTTTCATATTGGTCATCGGTTTTATACAGAATGTCATATAATTTAATTTTTATCCTTTCTAAGATTGTCAATTTTCTTTCTTTTTCTAGTAAAATGTAGTATAATTTACCAAATCTAATTTCTAAAAATTTTCCATCAATTTCCACCAAAACCTTGGTATTAAAGGAAAAACATTTTCCAATTTGTCTACTTGCCATAAGAATGTTAAATCTATTGTTAAAGAAATTGTCTAATATTTCATTTTGATAATCTCTAAGAGGAATTATTATTGGTTGACCCTCTTCTCCTTTTATATAACAGTATGTTGATGCGAAATAGTGAATATCTAAAGCGCATTTAATATATTCTTCTTGTTCTTCTGGTGTCATTTTAAAAGTTAATCCAGAAGTTCTGAGACCAACTACCTTTTCGAAAAATGGATTATCTAATCTACCTAAAACAAATCCGTTGTTAATTTTTTCTGTCGCTTCTTCCACCAATTTGGTTGTCCAAATAACCTGTCTTGACATAAATTTTCATTTTTTTTAAAAAATCCATTAGAGGCATTTTTTTACTATATATAGAGATATTATGGGTACTATGTCGAAAGTAGAAAAAGAACATAATCGTATCAACGATGAGTTTGATATGATTCAAGAAGAAAATCGAGATTTTGATATTGCCAATCATTTGGCCAAAATTGACGACCTGCCTGATTTAGGTCAAATAGAATTATATGATTATGATTCTGATTTAACTATTGTTACACAAAAAGGTTTAGAGGTTATTGAATCACTGGTTGACTTATATTTAAGTGAATTTGGAAATTTAAAAAATCATCCTTATATAAGAAATAAGGTTAGAGAGGATGCTATGGTCTACGCTGAAACACTTTTCTTGCAAAAAATGACCAGGAAGAACTTCTTAACACAGATGCGTCAAGTTGATAATGGTGATAATTCAGCTAGAATGCATGAAGTTATAAACCAAACTATTCGTGAAATTAGAGAGAATTCTAAATTTTCATCTTCTCAAAGAACTGAGTTGGAACAATACTATAAGACATTTAGAGAAGATCTTGGAGAAGTTGCCGCAACTATGAAATCGGAGACTCAATCATCAGATGATGGTCAAATTGTCGATAGTAAAAAGCTTAATGATTTAATATCAGAAGCTATGAAAAAGAAGAAGGGTTAAATTAGATTGTGCATTTTACAAATTTCGTAAAGAGATTTCTTTTTCTCACGAACAGATCTAACAACATCTTTTTCCCAATCTATATCACTCTCTTCAACCTCTTTAAGTGAACTGATTGCTCTTGGGAGCCAGTAGTCTATGTCCTCTTTATTATTTCGACTTTTTGCGATGTTGTAAAATCCTACATCTCTTCCTAAATTATCAAGTAGTCTATCAGCTATTTTTCTAATTTCACCTTTTGAAACTCCTGAATTTGATTCAAATATCATAAAACCTTCAAAGTTTTTTATTACATTTGAGTAATGTAATTGAACATTATATTCCCTGAACTTATTACTTTTATTGTGAGTGTATTCTTTGATTAGAATAAAATTATCATCAGATTTTATTTTATCTTTAATTACTAATTTAATATCTTTTTCAGTATTGATTAATAGGTTTTCTAAAACTTTGTTAATATCTTTAACCATCTGTACTGATTTCGGATTATCATCGTAAAAAGTTATTTGATTATAATTAGTTATTTCAGTATTGGTAAATTTATCACCATCTGTTTTCAATCCTAAAAGATGTTGAAGTATTAATTTTGATTTTGTGTATGCAAGTTCATCATCATTTCTATTATAGAATGTTTCGGATATAAAATAAAAATTCTTAATGTGCAATCCAGTCGATTTTAAATTTTCATTCAATTTTTCTATTTGATGTTTATAATTTTCTCTATTGTTTTTTGAGCATATTATATAGATGTCCTCATTATTATTAATAGATTTAAATATATCCATATTTATTTTAAATTTAGCATCTTTGGTGATTTCTGGATTTAAATATTCTTGCATACTCACTGCGAGATTTGATATATCTTTTTTATTTTTCTTACAAACGATTTTTAATCGATTCATGAACTCATTTGATAGCCAAAATGTTTCACCATTAAATTTTAATTTATTGTTTTGTTTTTGAAAAATCCCAGACTTGAATAAATTAAATTGATATTCTTCCATTTTCATTATGGGTTCATTTGGGTTGTCTTTTGAGACAATCCATGGCTTAGAGTCCATTTCTATTAGAATATTAATATCAATAAAGTGTGCGTTCATTTTTTTAACCAATTTTCAATTGAAATAACAACTTCTGAAAGATTATTCAAATCTTTAATACCTTTTTGTTTAAAATAGTCTTTCCAATTTTTATTTGTATTGTAATATACCTTTTTAGCCAATTTGGCAAATTTTGGTAAATTATCATTTATAGAATTTCTAGCTCTTTCACTATATTTATTGTAAATTTTCCTTACACTCACAGGATATTCATCTATTGTTATCTTATCTTCAAAATTTTGAAATTCTAAAATATACTTCATGTAAGTATATATAAATTTAAATCCCAACATTTATAGTTGGGATTTAAATTTTTATTTCATTAAACAATATTTTTTTCTATTGCAAAATTATAAAGAGTTGGTAGATTTAGATATTTAATAAAACCTGCTCGTATATCACTAAGAGTTTTTGATTTTTTAAGAATCGATATTACTATTATTCCGAATTCCTCTTGAAATTCTAATTCACATTCGTACCAATTCTTCTTATAATTAACTCTATTTTTTATCCATTCATTGTCCCCTCCAGATAACCAATATAAACATTTGGATGGCTTTATATTGTAGTAATCAATATCATTAATCGATAAATCCCAAATGGCATCATTTTGTCTATAATTTCTCATCATTATAGATACCGCTTCGGCTATATCATTTGTTACTTCTTTGCCTATTTCAAAATAATAATCATTATAGTCTTTGCTAATTTTAATAACATCCGAGTCCCAAATATTATTTGGTCTCAGTACATCAACTTTTTTCTTCCTCATGTCCTTTGGTTGTTTTTTATACCTGATCTTTCAGATTAATTCCGGATTGCCATTTTCCGTTAAAATTTCCATTCTCGAATATTCCATTTATAAAATTTCCGTAAAAATTACCATTTTTAAAAATGCCATACTTCCAATTTCCATGATAGAAATCACCAGAATGCCATATTATTGTATCATTTTTTATTTCTATAATAGCATTTTCTATTTCTGAATCGATGATCCAGAAAAATTTTTTAGATTTTAATATGTTATTAATTTGATTTTTGGATTTTAAGGATTTACCATCCACCAGAAGCTCTTTTATTCTCATTGCAAAAAAATTCTTATAAACATATATATATGCTTATAAGAACTGCAATTATAGTAATATGGATTTTTTTAAATATTTAACTATTTTGAGTTTTTCTTTAGGAAAATTTTTTCTTTGGCTGTCAAAGATGAAATACCGCTTTCATGTATTTTATCTAAAATGCCATCAATAGAAAAAGTTTCCTCAACTGAATTCATAGTTAATAATTCTACTTTTGAAAAGGCTTTAATACCCTCAGATGATAATTTCATTTCACCATCTGGCAATTGAACTGCTATCACATTAAAATCGATTTTATTAACGATTATTTTAGTGAATCGAGTTCTGTATTCTAATAATTTTTCTACATCTAAAGGAAGATTATTATCAGCAGCGAGTTTTTCATACTCTTCAGTTGTAGAGTACTTTCTTAAATTTATTGAGAATAAATCCATTTTCATACTATAAATATAGTGCTTTTTTGTTAAAAATCCAAATTTTATGACTATTATTTTTAATATATAATCAAAAGTTTTATAAATTTAAATGAATAAGATACTCACAAGAAGGCAATATTTAGACACTTTAAGAAATAATAGATATGAAAAATTTACTAATATAAATGAAGCATTTTCCAATGATGTTAATTGGGGAGATTCTTGGGTTGGTAGAATGATAAATTCAATCATTAGAAAGGCTAAAATATCTGTCAATTTAAGAAGAATATCAAGTTTATCTAAAATGTTGGAGTCCAGATTCGAGGAACTATATGAGACCGGTAAAATTAAAACCGGAGAGTTTGATAGAAAATTTCTCGAGAGTAAATATTTATTGGATAGATTGGAGGAAATGGTTGCGAGCGAATCCGACATTGAAGATATAATTGGACACATTGATATTATAATCACTCAAGTATCTAGCTATAATTTAAAAGATAAAGATCTTTTAATTAAAAAGTTAAAAGAGTATCAAGATTATTTAAGAGGATTGTTAAAGGGCAAATCAGGAGATTCTGATGAATCTGGAGATTCAGAGTCATCAGATTCAAAGTCATCAGATTCAAATTTGGATAATTTAGAGGGTGGTGAGAATCCAACTAAGATTTTCTACATGGAATGTAGAAATTTATTACAATCAGTTGTTGATCTAAATAGAATTATAAAAAATAATGTCATCAGATTTAAAGAAGAGGAATATGGTAAAAAAATAAACGTTGGAGTTCATTTTGATATATCTAAGTTTAATGATCTTAAGGCAAGATTTGATAAAGCACAGAAGAAAGACAAATTGCCAATTTTAAGACAATTAGTTCAGATGTGTGAGTTGGGATTGGATTCATATAAGGTCAAAAAAGATAAAGCTAATATTAATCTATTTAATTCATATTTCAAAAAATATGCTGGATTATTGAGTGGTATGGAGAGGGAAGCTCGATCATCTACAAACAAAAGCGAAAAGCCTTCGACTAATACACAAACTGCTGGCGTTGGTAAGTCGGAAGTTACACAAACCTCTGGTGTTTCTGGTAATCAAAGAGTAGCAAAAGAATCTTACATTTTTGAGGAAGTTGATGCTAATGTAGAAAAAAATGAAGTACATGCTAGAAATGCTTGGAAAAAAATAATAAAAGCATATGAGAAATCTGGAATAGAAAAGTATATTTCAGAAATAGAAAGTATGTTGTCTATCTCATCTAAAGATGGTAAGGATAAATATAAAGAGGCAATGGGTAAAATAATAACCATTGGTAAGCAAGTTATTTTAAATAAAAAAACTGTGGGAAATCCAATTTCTTTTGATGAGTTGATAAGTGAATCTGCAATTACAAATGATATACCAAAATCTATATCTTTATTTGGTAGAGCTATATTGGGATTTGTGGATGATGAGGGACTAATTGGAGCTTTCAGTAGTGCAATTAAGCCATTAAAGACATTTATATCAGCTTTTTCTAAGATGGAGTCTAATTTAAGTAAGATAGACACGGATTCTTTAGAAAAAGAAGAAAAATCAGACAAGGAATTATACAAAGTAGGAGATGTTGTTAAGTATAAATATAATGACGGTAAAGACATTGGTGAAAAAGAAATAACTAAAATTGAAGGAGACAATTTCTTCTTTATTGGAAAGGATGGGGGGGAATTATCAAGTAAAATATCAAATATTGTTTCAAAGGTCGAAACAAAAAATGAAACAATCTTAAGATATTCTGGATTTTTAATTACTGAAGCAACTAGTGGTGTCAACTACGGTGAAGTAAATCATAAATTCGATGAAATATTTACCGAAGATATTAAAGATATGTTTGAGATAACAACAGAACAAGTCGAAAAAATTAAGACAGCAGGAGAGGAAGGTGATAAATATATTATAACAAATGCTGATCCTATAATGGAGATAGTTAGGATATTTAATAGAGCTTGGAGAATACACACACCTGGACGAATTCCATCTGGTAGAACAGATGGTAAGGTTTCGATGTCTGTTTTTCAAGAATATGAAAGTTTAGGACAGGATGGATCTCCGGATAGTCCAGGTCCAGGTCCTTATAGAAATATTGAATTATATGAAAAGTGGCAAGAAGCCGTTTTGAGTATTTTGGGAAATACTAAATATAGAACAACTATTTTTAGTGATGATGCTTTATTTGTTTTCGATTATGCTGGTAAACAGAAAAAAGCTGTCATGAGTAAAGACGATCTCGGAGATTCTGGTATTCCTGAGGGAAAATCTAAACCTCTTGGTAAAGTATTACTTCGATTTATTAATAGTCTTTTGATGGATTCACAGATGTATAAAGATAAGGGAGCTATGGGTCGATTTATGATAGAATATTTTGGATTGGGTGAGGATCAAGTCAAAGGATTAGGTGGATTTACATACGGTGGTGTTTATGTTTCAGATACAAAGGATAATCAAGAATCCATGTCGACTTCTAAGCCACAAAATAGAGTTAAATTAGTCAAATTGCAAAGTGTTTTATCACAGTTTGATGATAAATCTGATTTGATGAGATATATGAAAGTAAAATCATCAATAGATTCTAAGGATTTGAAAAATCTTGTTTTTAGAGTTAAGACATCAGAAGGAAATTTCCGATATCTTTATTTCATTGAAGAAATTAGAAATAAAGTTTATTTCTATCTTGTTGATAGATATTGTTTCGATACTAAGTTCACATATATGACAACAAGCGTCAATTGGACAGATTCTCCGGGATTTATCTATTTAGTTGAGGCTGATTTTAATGATACAAAACTGAGTGTTGGTGCTAAATTTGAATTTAAGAAATCAGAAGATCTTCGTAAAAAAGATGCTGGTAGAGTTATGGAAGATGACAAAATGGACATTTCAGGAATAGATGTTGTAGTTACTGACAAAGAAAGTACAATCTATTTGGATAACTCTTTGAGTATGATGAATCGAAAATTTGAAATAAATAAAAAATCCAAAAAAATAAATAATAAGTTGTACTAATGGATAATATTTTAGACTTTAATTTATTTGTAGAATCTTTTTTTTCATCTTTTGAGTATGATAAATTAGCTAAGGACACATTTAATAAAATGTTAAACAACATTGATAAAATGGATGTTAGAAAGTTTGCCGATTATCGTAGAGAAGCTACAATTAAATTTGAGGAAGAAAAAAGTACAGATAAGCAAGATTCAAAGTCTGACTCTGAAAGTCAGAATAAACAAGATAAATTCAAGAAAAGAATAGACGAGGTTGAGGATGAGGTTGAGGATAAATTCAAGAAAAGAATAGACGAGGTTGAGGATGAGGTTGAGGATGAGGTTGAGGATGAATTTTCTGTTAGAGAAGATGAGGTTGAAGATGAATTTTCTGTTAGAGAAG